CACTAACGGATACGTTCGGAGATGAGTTGAATATATTTAGTGCCGACGCACAAATCACATTGAAAATCGAATATATGTATAAACCAGAGATGCGAAGCTTTGAAGAGGGTACTATTAATTATGAACTGAGAAAATTAGGAAAGATACCCAAAGACGAAGAGACGTTGAAAGGTATTTACAATCCAGAGACAAACACGTTTGAAAAAGACCAAATTGTAGGTGTGTAAAAATAAAATATCATATATAGTTATATGGCATTTGGAACGAAGAAACAAGCAAGTGCGAGAATTGGATTGAAAAAACAAGCTCATCATGTGAATCGTTTGGGATTAAAGGCCTCTAACTTGGCCATGTCGGCGGGAGCAGTGGTTGCTCTTGCGGGCCCAGAAGCATTACCAGTAGCATCGGCATTGGAAGTTGCGGGCGGAGCAGGAAAAGCTATCTTTGGTCTTGGTTCAAAAATAGTATAAATGAATTTAAATTGTAATTATTTTTTTATATTTAACCTATATATATGTCCGACGCCATGGCCGAATCGCTTAATTACCCCGCAATGAAGATGCGTGCTGTTGCCAGCCGCTCTTATCGTGTAAAAATTAGTCCAGTCAATGGACAGACGTTTAAATCAGGTCAAACCATTAATATTGATATGCCTTCTAACTTATCGGGCACGTATGTGAATTGGAACCAATGTTATTTAAAATATAAAGTGACGGTGAATGGTGGTTCTGGCCATCGTCTTGACCGAGGAGGAAGTAATTCTTTCCTCAATCGTGTTCTTTGCCAGACGGCGGGTGCACAAATTTTTGATTGTCCCAATCACAATTTACTGATGACTATTCTTATGGATAGCGACTCGTCCCCTGCTTACAAAGCAGGTATAGGCAACGTTCTCATGGGAACTTTAGGAGGGGTTCAATCGGGCGAACCCATCATCCCTTCTACGGCACGCACTTATTGTACCCCATTTGTCTTACACCCATTTGGTATGTCAACTCCCCACAGATTGATGCCATTATTCTCGTCTGCTCCCGTTCAATTTAAATTAACATTAGCATCCGCTACGGAATGTTTAAAATCAACCACCGCCGCAACCGATATTGATTTTGAGGAAGTAGAATTGGTTTGTGTATTCACTGAACTTAGCCCAGGTGCTCAGGCACAAGTGGACGCCATGAGTGGTGGTGTATATAACATCCTTGCTTCGTCCTACCAAAACGTTGGCACTACTATGTCAGCAGGGGCAACTGCGGTTACCGCCAATCTTGGTATTAGTGTTTCTTCTCTTGAACGAGTGATTGTATGTCATCGACCAACCGCGAGTATAATTGCTTCTGGTTCTTATAGTTTAGGACACCGCATCAAAAATGGTCTTACGCAATATTCTATTTTTGTCAATGGTGAACAATATCCTGCACGACCTGTTGTGGTAGAAGACAAATGTGCGGAAGCACTTGCCGAGTTTTTACTCAGTGACCACTCCCTCGTCAACTTCGACAAACAATCGTCTTTCAACATCGCTGTAGTGGCCAATGCATCAGCTCAATCCAATGGCCTTGATGGCGGTTCGGCACGCGGAGTTCTACAACCCTATGTAGTAAATGCTGGTCTTGGTACCGAAGCAGGTCACAGCTCGGTTACTTCGAGTTCCAATGTTGGCTCTTTCATTACCGCTATTGAAATGGAAACTGGCCTAAGTGACGGCCGATCGCAGCGATTATATTCGGGGATTAGCACCATATCGTCCACAGTAAATTATCGGGGGGTATATGCGAGTGCTCCGTTGGATGCCCAGCTTGATTTCTTTTCCCAAAACACGATTTTGATTTCACTTAACACACGCGGAACTGGAGTGTGGAGCGTGAGTGTATAGTGTCTGGAGAGTATATTAAAAAATTGATTTAAATATACCATACATTTATATAATTAAATGATTGGAGTTGTCTATAAATTAAAGTGTAATAAAACGGAAATGGTTTATTATGGTTCAACGAACAACTATAATAATCGAATTAGGAAACATATTAATATGGTTAAAACCAAGAGAGGATATTATCAGACAATGTCTTATTTAATAATTCAAGAAGGCGATTATGCTTTTGAAGTATTGGAAACATTACACGATTGTTCCAAAGAAACGTTAGAACAACGTGAAAGGTTTTATATTGAAAACAATAAATGTATCAATAGACGATGTCCTTTAAGAAAATCAAACGAACCTTATTTATGCGAATGTGGACGACAGCTTTTCATTAACAATAGGTGTGCACATATTAAAACAAAGCAACATTTAGATTTTGTTGAAAATGGAATAAAATATGTCAAACCAACTCGCACGTACGAAGAATACAAGAACGATAAAATTAATTGTGATTGTGGTGGTAAATATACGCCTAAACGCAAAGCGGGACACTTCAAGACGAAGCAACATTTAGATTTTGTTGAAAATGGAATAAAATATGTCAAACCAACTCGCACGTATGCAGAATCCAAGAACGATAAAATTAATTGTGATTGTGGTGGTAAATATATTCTCGCCAACAAAGCGGAACATTTCAAGACGAAACGGCATCAAAAGTTTATAATATAATATTGTTTTATATTATGAATCAGCTACATAACGATGATTGTTTTAATGTAATAGATACTTTAGAAACCAATTCCGTTGATATGATATTAGTAGATTTGCCATACGGACAGTCGGATTGCGATTGGGATATTTGTATTAATTTAGATATAATGTGGGAAAAAATAAGCCGCATCGGTAAAGACCATTGTAATTATATTTTTTTTGTGACGACGAAGTTCGGTAATCATATTATTAATTCAAAACCGAAATGGTTTAGGTATGATTTAGTATGGCAGAAACACTCTGCTGTTGGGTTTTTATCCGCAAAAAAAATGCCATTGAGATCGCACGAAATGATATATATATTTAGAAAATCACCAACACCAAAAGGCACACCATGGATTTATAATCCACAAAAAACAGCAGGAAAACCATATCATACAAGCGGGAATGTAAACCATCTTGAACTATATGGTAAACCACGGCTCGAACGCTTACCAAACATAACTGGAGATAGACACCCGTGGTCTGTCTTTAAAATACATCACGATAAAGTGAAGTTTCACCCAACACAAAAACCATTAGAACTCTGTGAATGGTTAATTAAGACGTATAGCAACGAAGGCGATGTGGTGTTGGATTTTTGTATGGGTTCAGGGACTTCTATCGTCGCCGCCAGACAAACAAAACGGAACTATATCGGCGTGGAAAAAGACCCCGTTATTTTTCAAACCGCAAAAGAAAGAATCAATCAAAGTTTATTGTAAATTCACCTTCCGTAATCTTTAGGGGCGGTGTTCGATTGTCCACCACTTTGTTTTCTTCTTCTGTAGATTTAGCAAGTATTTCATAGACCTCGTCGCTAAAGCCTGGAAACTTTTCTTCATAGTAATCTTTCCCATAAACTTGGTAGTTGACACTGTTCCAATCTAAATTGTCTAAATATTCTTCGTCGGCACAATAGTCTAATAGTCCATCGAACACCTTAGCAAAGTCTTCGTGTTCAACCCATTGTCCTTTGTTATCGTCGTCTAATGTAGACAAATCGGGAATATGTTCGGTGTCTCTTTTGATTAAACTATACGTGTCTTTGATAGATTTCTTAAATTCGAATTGTTGTTTTGCATCATGTAAATCCATTATATAGTTAAAATATATTTTTTTTTTCTTTTAACAATATATAATGTCCTATGTGAATTGTGTATCCGATACCGAAAGCGAACCAGACCAAACAAAAGAAGTGGTTGAAACTTTAGAAAAAAAACCAGTCAAGAAACGGGCACCTCGCAAGCCTAAAGCTGAGCCCGTGCCTGAGCCCGTGCCTGAGCCCGAAGAAGCTCCCGTTAAGAAGAAACGTGCTCCTCGCAAACCTAAAGCCGAGCCAGTGCCTGAGCCTGAGCCTGAGCCCGAGCCTGAGCCACAAAATGAAGAAGTACCCCTTAAGAAGAAACGTGCCCCTCGCAAACCTAAAGCCGAGCCAGTGCCCGAGCCCGAGCCCGAGACAGAGCCAGAAGAAGTACCGATTAAGAAGAAACGTGCTCCTCGCAAACCTAAAGCCGAGCCACTGGTTCAACCAGTTGTTGAACAAGTGGTTGAACCGAAACCCACTAAAAAGAAAGTAGTTGTAGAAGAACCCGTATTACCAGTAAAACGACAACCTACCGAAGCACAAAAAATCGCTTTAGAAAAAGCAAGGGAGAAGCGTCGTATAGAAAAGAAAACGAAACAAGACCTAACCCAACCAACGTCAATTATATTTGTATAATACTTAAAGATAATAATCATGGTTGTATATGAATAGAAAACATAGAGCCATATATAATTGGAAAAAGCGTGGATTGATATATGATGACTATGATGCGTTATATGAAGCATATATCAAAACATCTGAGTGTCAACATTGTAATAAAGCGTTTAAGACGTCACGGGATAGGTGTTTAGACCATGACCACATCACGGGCATATTTAGGAACATTGTTTGTCGTGGTTGTAATACACGTGATAGTTATATAAAGTATCCTCAAGGCATTGATAGGATTGAATGGAGAAAAGAATGGTATATGAAAAACAAAGAACACGTTGCTGAATACCAAAAAAAATACCAAGAACAAAACCGAGAATATATACAAAAATACAAAAATCAAAAAATGAAATGTGAGTGTGGGAGTGTTAGTACTATGAGTAATTTTTCTACACACAAAAAAAGTAAAAAGCATATCAAATATATTGCGGGATATATATGAACATAACAGAAAAAAAAAATAAGCGTCTTAAAATTATGAATACGGAGAATCATTTAGATAAGCTACTTGCCAAAGATATTCCGTATCCTTTACCACCTTGTTCTGGTTTTAATTTTGTGATTAGTGGAGCTTCGGGAAGTGGAAAAACAACATTGCTTACGTCGATGATGTCGGCAAAGAAGATGAATGGCGTTCGACAATCTTATCGCAAATGTTTTGACAAAATATTAATATGTTCGCCGACGCTGGGCACGGGCAAGTCCGCCAAGAAAGATGTCTTCGCTGATGTCAGAGCCGAACAAAAGTTTAAAGAATTTACAAACACCACGATGGCCGAAATATTTAAAACCGTGGAAGACAACCGAGAGGAAGAAGAGAACACGGTGTTAATTTTGGACGACATAGGTGCTCAGCTCCGTCGGTCGGCTGGGGCTGAAAAGCAACTCGTCAGTCTTCTACAAAATCGTAGGCATCTATTTTGTAGTGTGTTTATATTAGTCCAAAAGTTTAAAGACTTACCTTCTGGAATAAGAAATAATATGACTCACTTTGTCAGTTTCAGACCAAAGAACCAATTGGAAATGGAAAGCATATGTTCCGAAGTATTTCCTTTTACCAAAAAATACTGGCAACAAGTGATAGATTACATTTTTGAAAACGATGACAAATTTAGTTTTTTTATGATTGATATGTCTCTACGGGACACCAACAAGTTTAAATATTTTAAAAAGTTTGACGAAATCTTTATTGAACATACAAATATATAATGCCTGCGGCGGGTTTTCATCTGTTTTATTTCCAGCTTTTGTCCCACACACACAATGTCTTTTTTTTTCAGACTTGTGTGTGGAACTTGATTTTCAAAATTAGAATTGGAAAAAAAAGAAAGAATTATAGGCGTCCCGCCCATCCCTAACGAATAGAAGTGTTTTGTGGATATAGAAAAAGAAAAGAAAAACAGAAAATATCTAACGGTATATATATGCCTACGAAACGCAAGAAAAAAACAAAAACACCGAAGTCACAATCACAAAGGCAAAGCGTGACTGTAAATATTAATACCACAAAAGCAAAGCGTAGTAAATCCCGTCGTAGGTCTACTTTACCACCCGCGTCCTATCCACCACAATTTGCTCCAACGTTTGTGACCAGTAATCAAGACTTCGACAGGGTTACTCCTTTGTTGGCAGGTATATTACAATCCCAACAACAGATGTTCAGAGATATATCCGTACCAACCCAACCAATGATTAAAGCGGAGGAACCATCACCTCCGACGAAAGACGAACCTCCACCAACTCCACCACCACCTGCGTCTAATTTTCAAAAACCTGTTTCTTTGGGCGGTTTTGATGCTCCTCCACCTTTACAACCAAGCGTATCTGTCCAGCCAAGTGTGATGGGTAGTGTAAAAGACTTGGACGACGTCGTGTCCACAACAACTGAAAATGATTTTGTAAGCACATCATTGCCTTCGAAACGCAAGAAAAAACCACCACCACCAAGAAGAGGCGATACTTACAGGGGGATTAGGTCAAGCGAAACTAACCCCGAACCAGTTCAACCTTCAAAAAAATCGATGATACCTGGCAAATCTTTTTTTAGTAAAACATTTAATCCAAAACACGGGGAAACATTAAGAGGTAAAGAATTAGAAAATCAAAGTAGGAAAGACATTAAAACAGAACCCGCGTTTGTACCCGAAGGAAGAAAACCATTAAATCTACAACCACGTATTGGAGCAAAAAAAGCAGAACAAACCGATAATCCACCCTCCAAACAATCTGTGATGGCTCAAAGAATAAACCCGAAAAAGAGTATAGATGATGATGACGACCCTTCTGCTTTGGAATTATTAAAGAGCGAACCACCCGACGATATGACCGAATCTTTAAATCGTGCGAGTAAAGAAGGCGAAGAGACAATAGCACTTTTACAGAGTTTATTGGAGTCTCAATCCAGACCACGGGAAATTAGTATAGATGCACCGCCCAATATTCGTCCTTTGATACCTCCTACAAGGGAAAGGAGTCTCTCTAATATGTTAAATATCAAGGAAACTCCTCCGCCTAACATACCTAAAACAATAGAAGAAATACCCAAAAAAGTTTCAGAACGTGGACTCAGTATATCCGAAAAAAAAATGATAAGACGAGAGAAAGCAGAAGAGGAAGCAAAAGAAAAGGCACGGTTGTCGAGCCCAGAAGGTAGAGCAGCCAGAGAGTCGCGAAATGTATTGAAAACGGAAGAATTGGATACAAGAACATCCAGAACGTCGATGGAAGAAGTCATTAAAGAAAGTAAACAAAGACAAAAAATACCAGACGAAGATTTGTTTAAAATAGCTAAACAAGGTGGAATTGTCTCATCGGTTTTGCCACCCAAACCACTTGACGCTGCTATAACTGAAGCTACTCCAGAAAAGCAACCAGCATACTTTGTAGACATAGAACCTACTATGGAACTTGACTTTAGGGGTAAGGAAATACAAGAAACAAAACAAAAAAAAGAACAGGCTACACCTGTGGTAGAACCAGAATTACCGAAGGGGAAAAAAAAGCCCGATTAGTGATTCGCCTAAATTTGTATAAAAACATATTTATAATACATATATATGTCTCTTGAAAATGAAATCGTGCCACAAATTAAAATTATTAGTGGTCACGCTATATTCAATGAAAATGCGGTGGTTATGTCTAAGAAATTTGGTTGGTCTTTAGAAAAAGAATTTAACCCAAAACCAAAAGATTTATATATAGTCTTTGGTGCACATGAAATGGCACATCATCTATTGGAAATTCAATATAGACTTAACAATACTTTTGGATATGTTATTATGAATTCAGAGCAACGTGATTCGCAATTTATGAAAAATAAATATTATGTGTCTCTTATGAAAAGAAATATAGTGTGCGATTATAATACCTTATCTGCTAATTATTTGAAAGAAACATTTGATATTAAAGTTCTGTCTTATTTCTATTTTGAATTTTTACAATTTAATTTAGAGACAAACGAAAGGCAGTATGATGTATGTTTTATTGGTTCGAAAACCGAACGTCGTGAAAAGATAATTCAAGGCCTACAAGAACAATATCCAGATTTAAAATTTTATGTAGACTATGACTGGAGTCATAAAAATAGTGATTCTTTAACCAAAATTTTACACCAATGTAAAGTGGTACTAAACATCCCATACTATAATCTCAACGCACTCGAAACACACCGCATCAATAAGGCACTGGCCTGCGGCTGTAAAGTAATCTCTCACCCGTCATCAGATGAAGATGCAAATAAATTTTACAAAGATTATATTACCATCACCGATGACATCGATTTGTCAATCGAAGGAATCAAGCCCGATTATGAAAATTTAATTAGTAATCTTTCGAAAAGATTCAATGGACATTTATTGTTTGTAATAAATGAAATACATAAAAAGTTAAATACTGTTTAAATATTCTGTATGTTTAATCGACCGATTGTGCCTTGCTATATCTGACCTGCGAACAATACTACCACAATCACATTCTATTTTTAGTTTATCTTGTTCTAATCTTCTTTGCTTGTTTATTTGGTAGTATTCTTTATTCTGTTCTTGTCTCTGTTCTTTATTTGCGTGGTAGTATTCTTGTTGATATTCTGATAATTTATCTTTATTTTTTTGGTAATATTCTTGTTTATATTCTTGTCTCGAATAGCCATCAGGATATTTGATGTAAGTATCATGCACATTACAACCACGACAAACAATTTTTCTAAACAAACCTGTTTCGTGGTCGTGGTCTAAACATCTATCCCGTGACGTCTTAAACGCTTTATTACAATGCTGACACTCCATTATTTTGATATAAACTTCATACAATTCGTCGTAATTGTCGTAAATTAAGCCACTCTTCTTCCAATTATAAATCGTGAAATATTTAGAACGTGACATTACACAATATTATTGTAGATTTAGTTTCAAATCAATTTTAAATATATTTCTATTGTATATATGTATGCTGTTCCATTGGGAAATTCTGTTCCGAACCAAAACATAAACGTGGGGACAAATTTGAATTTCGGAAACGTGTCCATAGCCAATGCATCGATCGCTACAGCGACCGTTGGAGAATTACGGGCTAATATATTATCACAAAATATTTTAAATGTTTCCGAAATCAACGCCTCACAACTTAATTTACCCGACGATTACATTATTCCCTTTTTGAATGTAAGCCAATTAATAGCATTCTCAGAGTCGTTTGTAGACTTATCGGCGACCAATATTTCCTCCAGCAATATTACCGCCACAAGTGTAATAGCAAATAATGTTCAACCAACCCTAATCGCAGGAAACAACATAGATATTTCGGGGACGGTTATATCGTCAACTGGCGTTCTACCTTCTATAGCAAATTTTACAGAAATCAATACATCACAAATCAACGCAAGTAATCTATCCACAGCCGACTTACAATTTGGAACTAACTTAACTTTAACGGATAAGTTGTTGAATGTAAATAGCACTGTCAATGTGACGCAAAACTCGGGCGACCTAATCACAAGCGGCGGTGTCTACAGTGCGTTGAACGGAGCGGGTGGTGGAGATAGCCGTTCGCTAACCAACACTCAGTTGTATTTGGGTGGGAATGTAATTAAACCTATTGTTCGCGGAACGACCAACGTCGTAGATGTCAATATTCCGCCTGGTTCGTCCAGGAATATGATGAAGGTATTCTATACAACAAAGTTCGGTTCAAATGCTATTTTAAATTGCACGGCTTCCTTTTCCTATGAAATGGAAGGCTATAACGACGATATTGTAAATGCACGGCTAATTTACAACAACGGAGTAGATAACACCATCAGTCGCCAAGAACAAATTTGGCGTGACCACAATGGAGGCGGAACAAGGTCGGGTGTTTTGTCTCCACGTATAGGTAATAGAATCTCAGCCGTATCTGCTGGAACCACCGTATATTTTCAAGTTATAATTGATAATGATTCAAGCGACGATACTTGGACGATGTTATTTCCTGATAGTTGTACGTTTCAAATCACAGAAACATTAGATAACGACGGAGGAAGTGACTTGAACTTACATACAGGCAACATAGCAGCAGACGAAGCGAATTTTAATAGTTTATCCATTTTACAAGGTTCGCCTGCGGGACAAGCAGTTATCGGGCGAACCCAAATAGGGAATGATGGACACAGCGATAGGATGGCCATATCTATCGAGGGTAATACAGGAGCAACCAACTATGGATTCGCACAAGTAGCCAGCGGTCAAACCATTATGAACGCCCAATCAACCTCGACCTCCAATAGTTTTCGTGTAGAAGATGTAGAAGTAGCGTCTATCAACTATATAGGGTTAGCCATTGGTTACGAGGACGCCTTTTTTCCATTAACCATTAGCGGAGACGCATTTATTAACGGGACTGCTTTTATAACAATAATGCGATCGGAGGTCGCATCTGTCGCCAATTTAAGCAGCATAGACGTGAGTTTAGTCAATCTGTCTGCTACAAAGTCATCTATTGATAATTTGAGTG